GGAATCATTATAAATTATCTCATCGGTATCATCATCATAGGCCACGCCCGCAATATAATGGCTCGGCTGCTTCAGGAGAAAACCTATCGAATGACCAGACTCAAAGTATCCGCATACAAACTCGAATTCGTGATTTTCCACATACCGCGCATTTGCCTTAAATATCTGTGCGGCTGCGAATGGATGAAACTGGGGGACACGATTCCCCATGAATGTATTCGGGTTTATATCACGCCTGATTTCCCGAAAGCGCTGATAATTTCGGGAATCATGGAAAAAACCCATAAGGACCTCTTCGGGCTGTGGTCGATAAACACCGGGGCACTTAATCTCGACATCGTAACCGAGGGCGGCAATGCAATTGAGTATGTATGTGGGCGCGCAGCTCTCCAGCCAATCCTTGACTTCGAGCTTACGCAGGATCTGTTCAAGAGGATTATTGCTTTGGCTGTAATATGCCCGTTGTCTATCGTTCCAGAATTTCGCGCCTCGGATCATTTCAACCCTTCCCCTTATCCAATTTATCAATAGCCTTTTCTATATTTTCGAGTCTTGCGTTTATGAGATCGAATTGCCCCTCGATTTTTCCTATTCTTTCGTGGTCAGTTTTCATCCCTTCCACTACGCCGTGTAAATATTCATTTTGCCGATTCAAATGGTAATTCCCTGTTTTCTGGATCGCATTAAAAACAATCGATATACAGAGAATTACGATAGGGATGATAGTAATCCAGTTTTCCATTTACTCCCCCAAAATCCCGACCAGGCTCTTGGCAGATCCGTTTCCGTTATTCCTATCGGTTTCATCATCGCCCGAATCCGGTATCTGCGCCGGGACCGCTTCTTTTTTCGCCACGGACTTGTTTGCCTTTGCGAGCTCCTCATTTTCCACGGCCAGGCGTTCAACGTTCTCGGAAAATTCCGATCCGTTGTATTCCCGGGCAGCCCGCTCGCGTGTGGTGAGTCCGGCTGCGATCCGAGTATCGACTGCGGTAGCCTCTTTTGACGGATCGATGCTCGGATGCGGTACTCCGACCCAATCGCAATTGAGCCATGCCGCGTGTAATACCGGCTGTTCGAATCCGGGAGCTTTAATGCGACCCGCGCTGACCTCCTCCGTCATCCATGCCTCGTAAATAACCGTGAGGAAATCAGAGGCGAGAATTGCCCTCCAATTGGTAACGACCGTCCAGAACAAAAGGAGCGATGCGCGGGAAGCCGAGTAATTTTGGTTGAAGCTCATATCCAGAACTTCAATAGGGATGCCGAGGCTTGCGGAGAGTGAGGATTTTACGGCCGTGACAAATTCTTCATAATGGACGTTCGGTCGATCAACTTTGAAACTCGCAATATCCTCACCGGCTTTTAGATTCTGTATGAGGAGTCCTGGCCTCTCGATATATGCAGGCGCCGGCGGTCCTGTGGTTGTCGCCGCGGTAGTTTCGCTTTCTTCGGCTTCGGTATTGCGAAGCGCAATCCCCGCGAAAGCCCGCGATGCCGGTCTATCCTCCGAGGGCTTGATATAGGCTGCTATGGTCGCGTTGACAACGGCAGCTTCGATTTCCGAAAGCTGGTAATCTGTTAATTTTTGCAGCTCATGTACAAGAGGAGCCAATACCGGCACTCCTCGGACCTGGCCGACCATATCGATAATCGGGGCATGGTTGACAAAGCGCCGTTTTGATTTCGGTCCGATTGCCGGAATGCGCACGTCTCTGCCGATAATATCGTCATGGATATAATAGGCTTCCGGTCGCCCGGAGGCTGTTATTTCGATTCCGTCGACGATGCGATTTCCGCGAGCCTTGGTTGCCCGTATAGCCTCATCGCTCATCGGGCTTACAAGCTGTTCCGGCTGTACGAATTGGACCTCGGTCGGATTCATGCGCCCTTTATCCGGAGAGCTGCGAAGAATATTGATGATCTCGCCGTCGCGGAGTTGGTTGAGGAAAGCGAATCGTGTGAGCTGATAAAGATTTTGATTCCCGGAGGCATCGACCTCTTTGCTCATGGCCCAGAGATGAAAACGAGTCTCGACATCACGGGTCCATTGCCGCTTCTCATCTTCGCTCGCTTTCGGATTGACAAGCCCCCACGCCGGTGTAGCCTCAAGAACAAGCCCATGACCGACAACGTTATCTACCAGGCGGCCGAGCAAGGCACGCGCCTGCAGGCTTTCCCAATAGGCGATGCGCGATCGGCGGCGCAAAGCAGTATAATCGAGGCTCCACAGTCCTGGATAAGACAGGGCTCCCGGATACTTCGATCCTGTCCAGGACTGAACAATACCACCATTCCAGGACCAACCGGAGATAGCGGATATGCGCGAACGGGCATCACCAGGAGTTATGCCCCGGACAAAGCCAGGCTCGTGTTTTTTGGGACGTGCAAAGAATTTGCGGATGCCACCGATGATATCGTAATCCCAGAAACCACTCATCAATACCTCCGCATCCTGGCGGCCAGCACGCCGCCGCGCGGATCCTGCGCCTCGATCAGTTCTGCTTCGAGCATCGCTATCGTATCGTTGATTGCCCGCAGATCACGGGTAACGGATTGGCTTCCTTGGCCAGTATCAATTTTATAGGACGGGGCTTTCATCGCGGCCAGCCGTGAGGCATATGCCACATCGAGCTCGGCCTGGATAACGGCAGTGGTGCGGAGACTCATCCAGAGCCTCCGCATAGAAATTGCGTATCGCTGCCCTTTTCAGGACGACATCTATCGGGGGAGCCACCCCCCGGGGCGGGACGTCGGAATAAAAATCCGGCGTTTGGCTTCAAGTTATAAACAATCTATCGATTTCAAAAAAATTATTCAAGTGTTATTTTAAGATTTTTTCACAGCGATTCCAAAATTCTGACCAAGCCATTTCCTCTTCAAGCTCCAGATCCTCAGAAGCAAACTGTCGCAGAACATAAAGGGCACCCATTGCATATACTCGCGCATCAAGTGCCTCATTGCGGCGCCCGCTTGCCAGATGCCACACATACCTAAATGTGCCGGTGCTAGTCGTTTTCTTCATTCGCTCCTCAGCCGTGAGCTGACGGAAATATTTTTCGCCGTATTCCTGCGGAAAATGACAATAGCCGCCCGGGTATGTTTCGGCATCCTCGGGCATACCCTTTGCTAGATATCCATATAATTCAAGCTTGAGGAAATCCGTATTAAGATCCACGCGCGTGGTCTGGTATCCTTGAACATCCCGGAGCAGAAATGCTTTTTGGTGCCTGCTTATTGCGGAATCGCCCATTACCGGAAATACACCACGCAGGTATACCTCGCAAAATGCATAGACAGTCGGTGTATTGTAACCTGCATCGATGAGAACCATTGCGGGAGGCAGTCCTGCATGTTTTGCTGTTATGAGCTCGCGCAATTTTTGCCAGCACGGATCATCAACATGGGCGGTATCACCTGAGAGCACGCGGTAATCAACACTCCAGCTCTCTTTGTCTTTACCCCAAGCTACGATCTCAACTTCGATGCGGTCTTTTTGCACATCGGCACCTATCGTAAGGAGCAGGGGCTTTGCCTTTTCCGGCAGGATGCCAACTTGATATTGCTCACGGCGGAGCATTATGCGCTCATATCTCGGAGCCTCTCCGCGTTCAACCCAGGTTTCACCCAAAACCGTATTAACGAAAACCCGAAGCATAACCGGATCCTCCTTTACCTGTATCCATTCTTGACAGATCGATTCCCAGCTGCGCATACCTACCGGGGAATAGAGAGCTGACAGATGATAACTCCTGAATCCGGGCTCCATCGGTTCGGCGGTCGGACGCCATTCTCCCCGTGGCAGGAAATAAGCTTTGTCCTCATTCTTCCAATGCCCATAGCATCGTTCGCATTCATAATGCACTGAATTCCAGATCAAACGCCCGAACTCATCCTTTTCATATTTGAGGCGATCCCATTTGATAACCTGTTTATGGTGACAGTGCCGGCACGGGACATAGTAATATCGCTGATCCCCTCGCTCGAAAAGCGGTTTGATCCGACTGGTCTGTTCGACAAGAGGAGTGCTGATATACAGGATTTTCCGGATGCGTTCGAACGCATCGGTCCTCCGCTCCCCAAGCTTCAGAGGATCGCCCTCGGTCCCAGTCTCCTGCGGATAGGCGTCTACCTCATCGTAGAATAGATACCGCACGGAAAACTGACGCAGTTTCGCGCCGACATTCGGTCCGAGGGCCAGAAGAAATCCGCCGGGGAATTCCTTCTTGCGTTTTGTATCTCCTGTTTTTTTAGAATGGGGTTTGTCGGTCTGCGAGAATATCTTATCGGCCAGGCCTGCGCTCTCGATCATACGATCAACGCGGACCTCAACGGCATCCTGAGCCATTTCCTTATCGCCTGAAACAAACATCATGGGCCCAGGCGCTACATCGATGACATATCCCATCCAGTTCTCGCCGATCCCCACCGTAAAGCCGAGCTGAGTGCCCTTCATGATTGCGGTTTTCTGAATCGGCGAGTTTTCAGAAAAGCAGTCCGCGATCTCCCGGAGATAGGGCGTCACTTTCCAGGTAAAGGGTCCGGGCATCGGCGATAGACCCTGTGGTAAGATCCGTTTTTTTTCGGCCCAATCAGACACGCTCAGGCGGTTGACCTGGTGCGGGATCATTATCTTAATAGCTTCGTTGATCTGTTTTTTCATCCGCCTGCGTTCTCGGCGGATTATATGATTGATCTCCTCGGCGACCGTCTTAACGCGCAGATCGGATAGCGGCATCCTTCACCTTCTTAATGACTTCTGAAATCTCATCCTCGAGGGCCTGAATCAGTGCATGTGCGGAATCGCTTTGTTTCGCTATCGCCCATAGATGCGGACCGATCCGTGCTGGTAGCTCAAGCAATCGGATCCGTAATTCTGAGCCAAGGACAGAGAGCTTTTGCTCTACAATTGAGGTCTCGATGAGGAGGCCGAGTCGCTCAGCCTTTCGGATTGCATGATA